CGGAACACCCTCGAGAAGAATCTCGGCCGAAATCGCCGCGACCTGCTCGACCGCATGATCCGCAACACGACCGTGCAGGAGTACGCGTCATGAGCCCCTTCAAGGTCGAAGCAGGGAAGACCATCTGTCTCGCCTGCGGGGCACGCATCGGGCCTACCACCGCCGACAAGATCGAGCACCTCACCACACCATCACGCGCCCACGCCCGCGAGAAGCAGCAACGCGACCAAGCCAACAGGCGCACCCCATGAGCCCCCTGACCGGCACCTGCCCGGTGTGCGACCGGACCATCCGCATCCTGCCCAACGGCCGGCTACGCCGCCACGGACACACCCAAGGCCGCCCAGACTCCCAGTGCCGCGGCACTGGCAGGCCACCACAACCACCACCCACCCAAGGAGAACCCTCATGATCCGGCTCTGGCACGGCGGGGTGCCCGACCTACAACCCGGCGACCTCATCACTCCCGACCCTGATCGCACCTCGCACCTGGTCGACGGCTGCCCAACCTGCGAGGCGCGCAAGGCAGGTGCGCCGCTGGCTGAGGACGACAACGACCCGACCTTGGTCTACGTCACCACCGACCGCGAGTACGCCCGGCTGTTCGCCGCAGGCTGGCCGCACGGCGCGCTCTATCGGGTCGAGGTTGACACCCCACTAGACGCCCCAGCGAACGACCCCGCCCCCTCATGGGGTGTCCCGGCTGCCCGAGTCCTGGTTGTGTACGACCGGCGCGTGACCTTGTCCCGGTCCCAACTTCGGGCGATCGAGCGAATCGTGCCTCCCTAAAGACCGGTGCACGCGGGTCGCACCTCTCCCCCAGGTCCCCGCGTGCACCACCCCCGCCCCCGACACCAGGGCGTAAAGCTGCAGCACACCGATCCCGGCCATAGGTCGTCATCACCGGGACACACACGACACGACCGGAAGCAGACACGGTGAGCAACGACGACCACCGGCACCACCTCCACACAGTCCCCAGCAACCGGGACCACGAACAACGAACCCCACCCAACAACGCCGACGCCGAACGAGCCGTCCTCGGCGGCATGCTCATGTCCAAAACCGCCATCGCCGACTGCGTCGACCTGGTCGCCGGACCGGACTTCTACCGCCCCGCCAACGAAGTCATCTTCAACACCATCACAGACCTCTACGCCCACCTCGAACCCGTCGACGCCATCACCGTCACCGACCACCTCGCCAAAACCAAAGACCTCGGTCGCATCGGCGGCTCCGCCTACCTCTACGAACTCATCAACGCCGTCGCCGCACCCTCAAGCGCCAGCTACTACGCCCAAATCGTCGCCGAACAAGCCACCCTGCGCCACCTCGTCGAAGCCGGCACAGCCATCACCGCACTCGGCTACACCGGAGCCGGCGACAACGACATCCCCGCCCTCGTCCAAGCCGCCACCAACCTCGTCACCACCATCCCCACCACAGTCCCCGGCACCGACCGCGCCACCACCACCAACACCTGGGCACCCGTCGACCTAGCCGACATCCGCGACAGCGGCGTCGACCGCCCCAAAGCCACCGTCCTGACCACCGACACCGGCCAAGGCCTCATCTACCCCCACCGCATCCACTCCATCGCCGGAGAATCCACCACCGGCAAATCCTGGGCCATGCTCGCCGGCCTCATCCAAGAGATCGAGATCGGCCACCCCTGCACCTACATCGACTTCGAAGACCGCGCAGACACCCTCCTGGCCCGCTGCGAAGACATGGGCGCCAACCCCGCCGAAGTCGACCGCCTCGTCCGCTACATCAGCCCCGAGACCGCGTTCAACCCCGCCGCCTGGACCCACATCGAAACCGCCACCAAAGACTGCCGCCTGGTCATCATCGACGGCGTCACCGAAGCCATGACCATGCACAACCTCTCACTCATGGACAACGAAGACATCGCCCACTGGTTCGAGCTCCTACCCCGACGCATCGCCAACCTCGGCCCAGGCGTCATGCAAATCGACCACGTAGTCAAAGACGCAGACAACCGCGGAAGATTCGCCATCGGCGGCCAACACAAACTCTCCGGAATAACCGGCGCCGCCTACTCCATGCTCGCCGCAAAATCATTCGCCATAGGCCAAGCCGGGCATTCAAGAATCGTCGTCGCAAAAGACCGACACGGAGACGTAGGACCCGTCGGACACACCGTCGCCGAACTCCACATGACCCCCAACCCGGCCCGCTCACCCACCGCCGTCACCTGGTCACTAACCGAATCCACCTGGGTCCCCACTGCAGACGGCCGGCCCCGCCTCACCGGCTACATGGTCAAAGTCTCCAAATACGTCCAGATCAACCCCGGCGCCACCAAACGCACCCTGCTCGACTCCGGCCTCGGCAAAGACAAATACGTCGCCTCCGCCATCGACTCCCTCCTCCTCGAAGGCTGCCTACGGATCGAACCCGGCGCCCACAACGCCCAAAAACACTTCCTCGTCCGCGCTTTTGAGGACGACGCATGACAACCCGCGTCCGTACTCCCGACTGTAGGCCCGTCCGTAGGCCAAACCGGGCCTACAGACCGCGCAAAAGCGTCCGTACTCCCCTCCCCCAGGTACGTAGTACCGGGGAGTACGGACGCGCGCACTGCGACAGCCCGCACCACCGAGTGCCCCCACCGTCCCCCGAAAGGAACCGAGATGACCTTCCCGCCATACAACCCCATGACCATGATCCGCACCCGACCGGCCTACCTCGCGATCCTCGACGAGCTCCTAGACGACCAATGGCACCCAGTCGAAGAACTCCAACAGGCCGCACAGCAAGCGTCCGACCTCACACCTCGGAGCATCGACAACCTCATCCGATGGGGCTACCGACACGGCCCAGGTCCCCGGCCATGGCGCAAGAGAGGCAAGGGCGAAGACCGGCTTCTCCAACGCGCACCAACCCTCTGACCCCACTCACTCCACCCAGGAAGGACGACCCCATGCAATTCACGGTCTACGGCAAACCAATCACCCAAGGATCAAAGATCCGCACCCGCTGGGCAATGCGCGCCGACAACGGCGCCACATTGGACCCCTGGCGCGATAATGTCAGATCCCGGGCTTTAGTCGCTCTCGCCCTTAGTGAGCCTTTCAAAGCCGACCCGGTGAGCGTGCAGATCACATTCACATTCGCCCGGCCCGCCAATCATTTCGGCACAGGGCGCAACTCAGACACCGTCAAGGCATCATCCCCACCGTTTCCCAGCTCGCACTCAGTCGGCGACATCGACAAGCTCGTCCGCGCATGCCTCGACTCCATCACCGACTCAGGCATCTGGGCCGACGATTCGCAGGTGGTGGGTCTCATGGCTCACAAGGTCTGGCTCGGCGAGCTCCTCGCCCTGGATCGTCCGGGCGCCGTCATCGACATTATGAGCGCGGACGTCCGCAGCGAGTCCTATGCGCGGGAGGTGGCCGCGTCATGACCGTGTTCGAGCATCCCTCGCCGGCGAAGGATCCTGACGCGATCAAGAGCTACGTCGGGGCGATCCAGGCTCTCGTGGCTGTGGAGGCTGAGCGCGACGCCGCCCTCGCGCAGGTGGCCCGGGTCCGGGCGGCCGTGGCGTATCTCGAGCGGCTCAGGATCAAGTCAGCGGAGGACGAAGATGCTGGGTATCGGGGAAGCAACATCTACGCCGACGCCTACAGGTACGCAGTCGTCACGCTTCGCACCGCGCTCGAGGATCCGTCATGAGCGACGACGACCCGGCACGGATGAACACCTACCTCGAAGCGATCATGGATCTCAGCCCGATAGGGAAACCCGAGCACTGGGTCACCCTCTCCACCCGCGTCGCCATCACTGAGGCGTGCATGGCTGTCGCCGACGTCGAGGTCGCAGCAGTCGAGCAGCGTCTTGACGACGTGGTTGCGGAGTACCAGAAGGCCGCGGAGTCATGGGACACCCAGCGCATCACCCTGCAAGCCATGCTCGCCGATCTGCGCCGGGGCCGGATCAACGCGGAGCCCTACACCTGGGCCGACACGCAGACAGAGCCGGGTGAGTCATGAGCGACCCGTGCGGTGCGAAGACCCGCGCCGGGGGGACCTGCCCCAACCCACCCATGACCGGCGCCGCCCGGTGCCGCATGCACGGCGGGGCATCACCACAATCCCGGGCCGCAGCCGCCGCCCGCATCCAGGAAGCCCAGGCCCGCGCCGCAGTCGAGCTGTTCGCCGCCCGCCGCGACATCGAACCCGGCCCCGCCCTGCTCGAGCTCGTGCAGTGGACCGCCGGCGAGGTCGACTACTGGCGCCAAGAGGTCCGGCTCATCGAGAAGAACGACCTGACCTGGGGTGTGACCCGGGTCAAGGAAGGCGGCGACGACCGCGGCACCACCCGGGAAGCGAAACCTGCGATCGCGTACGTGATGCTCACCGACGCGTCCAACCGCCTCGCCCAGTACGCCGTGGCCGCTCTTCGGGCCGGTGTCGCCGAGCGGGCGATCCGCCTGGCCGAGCAGCAGGGCGCCCTGGTCGCCGACGTGATCCGCCGGATCCTGGCCGACCTGCACCTGACCCCCACCCAGCAGGAGCTCGTGGCCACCGTGGTCCCCACGCACCTGCGCGCCATCACCGGAGGAGCAGCATGAGCGCCAACCGCATTCGCATCGCGCTGGAGTCGATCAGGGACGCGTGGGACGACACCCTCGAACCCGCCCGACGGGCAGCAGGAAGCCACGTGCTGACGTCGATGGTGGACCCGCCGCTGCCTGTGTCCGCTGACGTGCTCGACAAGCGTGCCAAGGCACACACCCGGCTGGCCAGCTGGTCCCGGCTGGTCATCACCGGCCGCAAACTGCACCGCCTACCCGCCGTCGACGTCGAGTCCCTGTGCGGGTTCCTGCTGATCCACACAGACTGGCTCGCCGGCTACCCCAAAGCGCTCGCCGACCTGGAAGGCTCCGCCGCCGACCTCGGAGTCATCGCCGCACAGAACGCGCCAAGGCACCAGGACGTCGGCCCATGCCCCGGCACCACCAACGGCATGCCGTGCCCCGGCACAGTGGAGGCCACGATCCGCCGGGACGATGACATGCTGCCGTCCAGCCTGACGTGCTCTGGGATCCCAAGCCACACATGGCCGAGTGGTGAGTGGCGGACGATGGCTCGCAGGTTGCACGCTGATGAGGCGGCGGCCAGGCGTGAGACCGAGCAGCGTCGGGCAGGCATGAACGCTGATGGGATGGCCCGGCTTAAGGAGGCGATCGTCCGAGTCTGGGTGTGACACGCGGAACAAAACCTTCAACCTGCACTTGACATCAAAGGCGAGTACGCTCGCGAGCAAGCGCGACGAACAATCACCAAGACCCGGTCTGAGCACGCGCTCCCGGGCTTCACCTGACACCCTCACTCGCTGCCGGCCTGACACCAACACACCTAGAGTCGTCAGTCACCCAGCCCGTGAGGGGCATAACATCCCATCGGCGGGAGGTCCCCGTGCAGGTCACCGACGCGCCCGCTGACCTGTGGGAGCACGCCGCCCGGTCCTTCGAGCCGCCCCGGCGGCGGTGGGCCAGCCCGGGCGAGCTCGCCGCGCACCTGAGCTCCAAGACCGTGCAGACCCCCGCGCTGGACCTGATCGACCAGGCACTGGTCCGGGTCGCGAACACCCCCGACTCCAGGTTGATCGTGTGCATGGCCCCCCAGGAGGGCAAAAGTGTGCGGGTCGCCGGGGACTTCCCCACCTGGCTGCTGACCACCAACCCGGACCTGCGGATCGTCACCGCGTCCTACGGCCAAGGCCTGGCCAACCGCAACGGGCGCGCGATCCGGTCCCGGATCACCTCCCACCCCGACCTTGGCCTGCGGATCGCACCCGACCACGGCGCGGTCCACGAGTGGGCCATCGAGGGCCACGAGGGTGGCGTCGTATCGGTAGGTGTGGGCGCTGGGGTGACCGGGCGGGTAGCCGACGTGCTAATCATCGACGACCCGATCAAGGACCGCAAAGAGGCCGACAGCCTGCCGTACCGGGACGCCGTGTGGGACTGGTGGACCGACTCCGCGTCCACCCGGTTGGCCCCGGGCGCGCCGGTGATCTTGATCCTGACCCGCTGGCACCACGACGACCTCGCGGGCCGGCTGCTGGCCGCCGAGGACGGCGACACGTGGGACGTCATCAACATCCCCGCCCAGGCCGACCACGACCCCGGCAAGGGTGAGACGGATCTGCTCGGCCGCGAGCCCGGCCAGTTCATGGCTTCTGCTCGTGGCCGGACCACCGCCCAGTGGGAGCAGCGGAAACGCACCGCGGGGCCGCGGACCTGGGCCAGCCTGTACCAGGGCCGCCCCACCCCGGACGCGGGGAACGTCCTGCCGGCTGACTGGTGGGTGTTCTACGACCAGCCCCTGTGGCTGGAGTCCACGGACGGTGTGTGCCGGATCCCGAACGCCAACGGCGCCGACGTCGAGCTGTGCCAGTCCTGGGACTTCACGTTCAAGGACACCAAGGGCTCCGACTTCGTCGTCGGCCAGGTCTGGCTGCGCCGCGGCGTCGACGCGTTCCTGCTGGACCAGGTCCGGGACCGGATGACGTTCACCGACTCACTGATGGCGATCAAGGCCATGAGTGCGCGGTGGCCGCAAGCCACAGCGAAGCTCGTGGAGGACAAGGCCAACGGGCCCGCGATCCTGAACGCGTTGCGCTCCCAGCTCGGCGGGCTGATCCCGGTCGAACCTGAGGGGTCCAAGTACGCCCGGGCCGTGGCGATCACCCCGCTGGTGCATGCCGGGAACGTGCACCTGCCCGACCCGAAGATCGCGCCGTGGGTCGCCGGACTGGTCCAGGAGGCCCGGGACTTCCCGGCCGCCGCCCACGACGACCAGGTCGACGCCCTGTCCCAGGCGTTGCACCGGCTGCTGCTGGTCCCGTTGTTGGACGGGACGCTGATCGAGTCCGATGACCTGCTCGAGGAGTTCGACGACTACGCCGGCATCTCCCCCTACTGACCGAGAGGAGGCACCATGGGCCTGTTCGACCGACCTTCTGCCCTCCTGGATGGCGCCGCCGGCATCGCCGAAGCCGAGGTGTCGCGCGAGGTGAACCTGGTGGAGCAGCTCGCACAGGCCGAGAACACCCTCGAGGTGATGTCCGAGTCGTTGGCCGACGCGCAGCTTGCGCTGGAGGACGTCGGCTGGTTGCGCATGTCGAGCGCGTTCGACTCCCAGTTCACCCGTGAGGGGTTGCGCCGTAGCGCGGAGCTGTGCCGGGTGATGACCGTGGTGAACCCGCTGATGGGTCGCGGGTCGAACCTGCGCATCGCGTACATCTGGGCGCAGGGTGTGAGCATCGCCGCCCGTGGTGACACCGACGCCGGCGAGCAGGATGTCAACGCCGTGGTCCAGGGGTTCCTGGACGACGAGTCGAACCGGGCGTCACTGACCTCATCGCAGGCCCGTGAGGAGTTGGAGCGGGCGTTCTTCACCGACGGCAACATCTTCCTGACCTGCTTCACCAGCCCGTTGACCGGGCGGGTGCAGGTCCGGTCGTTGCCGTTCGACGAGGTGTTGGACGTCATCACCAACCCCGATGACCGCGACGACCCGTGGTACTACGAGCGGTCGTGGACGTCCACAAGTGTCAACCTTGGGACCGGCCGCACTGAGACCAAGACGAGCAAGGCGTACTACCCGGCGTTGGGGTACTACCCCCTGATGCGGCCCAAGAGCATCAACGGCGCCGAGGTCATGTGGGCGTCCCCGGTGCTACACGGATCGGTGAACCGTCTCGAGGGGTGGAAGTTCGGCATCGGCGACGGGTACAGCGCGTTGGCGTGGGCCCGGTCGTACAAGGAGTTCCTGGAGGACTGGGCGCGCCTGGTCAAGGCGCTGTCAAGGTTCGCATGGAAGGCCACAGCCAAGGGCCGCAACTCGGCCCAGGTCCGGAACAAGCTGTCCGCCGCACCGACAGTGGACGTCCGCACGGGTGCGTCGCGGGGTGTCGGCGCGACCGCGATCGTGTCCGAGGGCGCGAGCCTTGAGGCGATTCCCAAGACCGGGGCGACGATCGACTCCGACTCCGGGCGCCCGCTGGCTGCGATGGTCGCGGCCGCGGTCGATGTGCCGGTCACGATGCTGCTGTGCGACCCGGGCCAGACCGGGGCCCGCGCGGTGGCTGCCACACTGGATCAGCCCACCGAGCTGGGCATGGGGATGCGCCGCGACCGGTGGTCCGAGATGCACCGCCGGATCCTGTCCTACGTCATCGACCAGGCCATCAAGGCGCCCCAGGGCGCGTTGAAGGGCACGGTGCGCCGTGACCCGGGCAGCGGCGCCGAGGTTATTGAGCTTGCCGCCGGGCAGGCCCGGACGATCGACATCACGTTCCCGCCGATCAACCAACCCGACGTTCCCGCCCTGCTTGAGGCGATTGTGAAGGCTGACGGGACGGGTAAGCTCCCGCCGCTGACCACAGCCCGGCTGATCCTTGAGCTGCTGGGTGTCCGGGACATCGACGAGCTCCTTGAGCAGTTGGTCGACGAGCAGGGCAACTGGATTGACCCGGGGATGAACGCCGGGCAGGCCGCTGTGGACGCGTTCCGGCGCGGCGACGACCCGGCCGGGCTGCTGAACGGCGGCGAGCCCAACCCGCCGCCGACTGCACCCTGATGGCTGTCACCGCTGAGACGTTGCGGCTCTCGCAGGGGCTGCGTAAGCAGGCCGACGCGATCGTCGACGAGCAAGCACGCGACCTGGTCAAGGCGTGGGTCGATGCGTTCGAGGAGATCGGCACTGACCTGCGCGAGGCCACGTCGGACCTTGTGTCCGCTGCCAAGGATGGAAGGGTCACCCGGGCCCAAGCCCTGAGGTCGACCCGACTGAGTAAGGCCCTCGCTCACATTGCCGACGCGTTGGACGCGACCACCACGCAGGCCGGGGTGCGGATCGGCACTGACCTGCCCGACATTGTGCGCGCCGCCGGCGAAGCCCAGCAGGCCATCATCGCGTCCCAACTCCCAGCCAGCGAGCGGGCCATCGTCGCAGGGTGGTCGAGGGTCGACGCAGACTCGATCGCCGCGATGGTGAAGCGGTCTACGGAGCAGATCACCGCGTCCACGTACCCGATCAGTGGCGACGCGTACCAGGCGATCCGCCGAGAGCTCATCCGCGGCGTGGCCGTCGGCGACAACCCCCGCCAGACCGCCGCCGAGATGGTCAAGAGGACCGAGGGCGCGTTCAACGGTGGCCTGACTCGGGCGCTGAACGTGAGTCGCACAGAGATCCTCGACGCGCACCGGTCAGCGTCCCGGCTGGGGCGCACCGTCAACGCTGACACGTTGGACGGTTGGCGTTGGCAGTGTGAACTCTCCTCGAGGACATGTCCCGCGTGCCTGGCCAAGCATGGTGAGGTGTTCGGCGTCGACGTGTCCGGCCCGGACGGTCACCCGTCCTGCCGTTGCAGCCCCTCGCCTTTGGTGAAGTCCTGGAAGGACCTCGGCATCGCCATGGACGAGCCCGCCGACATGTTCCCCGACGCGAAGGCGTGGTTCGCCGACCAGCCCGAGGCGACACAACTGGGGATCATGGGGCCGCAGCGTCTGGCCGCGGTCAAGGCTGACCCTGGCATTTGGGACCGGCTTGCGGTGAAGCGTGACAACCCGGACTGGCGGACATCGTGGCAGACCCGCCCCGTGAAGGATCTCGGGATCAAGGCCACGCCGACCCCGGCGGTGCCCACACTCAAGGCTGCCTGAATCTTCTTCGTAACTCTGCTCCATCCGCCAAGTCACCCCGCACCGCATTGGAGTAGCCCATGCCGCAGCGCATCCAGCTCACCGAGTCGATCGCCACGCTCTCTGCGGCCGACGTATCCATGACCACCTCAGGGAAACTCAAAGTCGCGCTCTGCACCGCAGGAGTCGGCAGCTCGGGCTACTACAGCCCTCAGGTCCTCGAGGCGGCAGGCAAAGCCAAGGTGTTCCCGCAGGGGCTCCACATGATGCTCAACCACGTTGGTGAGAACGAGTCCTACGACCGCCGCAACGTCGGCCGGCAAGTGCAGGACATCGCAGCAGTCCTGACCACCGACGCGACCTGGGACGGGACCGGGCTCGTCGCTGAGGCACAGGTGTTCTCCCCCTACCGCGACGTGATCGTGGAGATGAAAGACACGATCGGTGTGTCCATCTGCGCGACCGCGCAGGTTGAGGCGGGCGAGTTCGAAGGCGTGTCGATGCCAATCATCACCGAGCTTGTGGAGGGACTGAGCGCTGACTTCGTCACGCATGCCGGCCGTGGCGGGAAGATCCTCCAGGTTCTGGAGTCCGCGAAGACGGCCACCGAGTCCGGGTTCACCCCGGCCGCGTCCCTGGTCCGGCTCCAGGAGTCCCGCAACGTCGGGCAGTGGATCGAATCGCGGATGCACCTGAACTTCACGTGTGTCGCGGACGACATGTTCGGCGACGGCAGGCTGTCCCGCGAGGAACGCATCGCGATGTCCGGGGCTGTCGGGGACGCCCTCGATGCCTTCACCACCAGCCTCGAAGCCAGCGCGCCGCAGCTGTACACCCGTGACCTGTGGGACCAGCCCGAGACCATCGCCGCCGCCATCGAAGCCGGCATGCCCGCGTTCCTCACCGCGAAGGTCAAGTGCGCGACCTGCAAGCACCTCGGGTCAGCGCACGCCGACATGAAAGACGCCCCCAACACGGGCGCCTGCTCGATGAAGGGCTGCGACTGCCCCGCGATGAAGGTCCCTGCCGCGAAAGAATCCGCGGCCCCCAACGTTCCAGTCATCCCGGCTGGGCCACCAAAGGAGAAAACCATGCCACAGATCGAGGAGGCTCGACTGAGCCAGCTCGAGGCGGACTCTAGCCGGGTTCCCGTGCTAGAGGCTGAGCGTGATGCAGCCATTGCAGAGCGTGACACCGCCCGAACCGAGCGCGCGCAGTCCGTCGCCCGCGACACCGCGCGCCCCATCGCCACCACCATGGTCGGCGAGTCCACGATGATCCCCGCCACGGTCGCGTCCCGCGTCATCGAGGCCGCCGTCGCGAATGTCACCCTCACCGAGGCTGGCGTGTTCGACGAGGCCGCGTTCCGCACCCTCGTGGAGGCCGCCCGCACCGCGGCTGAGACCGAGGTCGCATCCATCGCTGAGGCCCTCGGCGTCGGCAAGGTCACCAGCTTCGGCCCCAGCGGCACCCCCAACGGCCAGGTCACCGAGGCCGACGTCGACAAAGCCGTGGCCTCTGCATTCGGCCACCAGATCACCAAGGAGGCCTGAGCCATGGCTACCAACACCAAGTTCGAGGACGGCGACTACCTGTCGCTGCCCGTCCCCGCGGCCACCGTGTCCGGTGCGCCGGTCCACATCGGCGCCGGGATCAACGCCGTCACCCAGACCAAGGAAGGTGACGGCGGCAACCCTGCCGGATTCGCGTCCTGCCAGCTCAAGGGCGTCCACAACGTCTCCGTGACCGGCGCTGTCGCGGCCGTCGGGGACTACGTGTACATCACGACCCCAGGCAACGCCCTGAACACCACAAACACCAACCCCAAGTTTGGTGTTGCACTCGCCACCAAAGGTGCCGCCGCCGGCGTCATCTCCGTCCGCGTCGACCAGTTCTGAGGAGACACTGAGATGACGATTCTCCAGCTGGCCGAAAGCTTCGGCCTGACCGATGGTGGAGGCCTGAAGGGCACCACCAACGAGGCGCACCGCCGCCTCAACCCTGCCCGCGCGAAGGCACTGAAGGAGTCCGCCGAGCTGTGGGCCAAGGCGTGGGGCGGGGACAAGATGGCCGCCCTGGTCGTCAACGAAGCCCTGACCACGTCCGACCTGTTTGTGTCGGCCACTGGCGACCTGCTCGACCGTGAGCTCCTCGGGGTCTACGGCGACGTGCCTGGGGTGTGGCAGAACTTCGCGACCCGCACCACGGTCCGGAACTTCAAGTACAAGAAGCTCATCGACATCATGGGTGGCAAAACCCGCCTCGATGTTGTCCCGCAGCTCACCGAGTACCCAGGTGCCGACGTTGACACCAACGAGTTCGCGATCTCGGCGAAGAAGTTCGGCCGCCGGTTCGGGTATTCGTGGGAAGCCGGGATCAACGACGACATCGACGAGCTGCGTCAGATCCCGAACCGGTACGGTCGGGCATCGCAGCTGACAGAGGAGTACGCAGCCCTTGAGGCGATCACGACCGCGGTGACGGGCGCGCCACTGGCTGGCTACTTCAAGGCCTACGACGCCGCGGCGGCCGGGACTCTCGGGTACACGGCCTTTGACAACAGTTCGACGGCGGCGCTGACGTCGGCTGCGGTACAGACGGCCATCGAGTCCATCTCGGGGCGACGTGACAAGGACGGGAACATCCTTCCCCACTCCGGCCTGATCCTCATGGTCGGTTCCGCATTGCAGTTCACCGCGGCGCGGATCCTGAACGCCACGATGGTGCGGACCACGTCGGGCACCAAGAGTGTCGATGAGCCGAACCCCCTCAAGGGCGCGGTCACCTTGGTCGTGAACCCGCTCCTTGCGGGCGCGTCGTGGTTCGTCCTGCCCGACCCGAAGGGCGCAGCCCGGCCAGCGGTCGCGGTCGCGTTCCTCGCCGGACATGAGAGTCCCGACCTTCGGGTTTCGTCCAACACGGGATCCCGTGTCGGAGGCGGCTCGATCGCTCCCGAAGAGGGCGACTTCGAGGTCGACGGCGTCTGGTACCGAGTTCGGCACATCACCGGTAGCGCTGCGCTCGACCCGATCCACACCTACGGGTCGACCGGTGCGACGGGCACCCCGGGCGTCTGACCGGTCACCCTCTCTGCGCCGCCCAGCATCATCCCTGGGCTGGGCGGCGCAGAGTCACCACCACTTCCACCGGACGGAGACGCACCATGGCCATCGACTACACGGTCCCGCTCGGCCAGGTCCGTCTCCTGATCGCGGACACCGACCCGGCCAGCATGATCCTGGAAGACCCGCAGGTCGAAGGCTTCCTCGCCATCAACGCCGGCAGTGTCCGCCGCGCCGCAGCTGACGCCCTGGACGCGATCGCCGACTCCGAGGTCCTGGTCTCCAAGGTCATCAAGACCCAGGACCTGTCCACCGACGGAGCCAAGACCGCCGACGCGCTGCGGGTCCACGCCGACCGGCTCCGCGACCAGGCCGAGGATGACGACTTCTGCTTTGAGATCGTGAACTTCGACCCGTACCCGTGGCCTCCGGAGTGGACCGAGCATCAGGTGAACGGGCTCTGACGTGGCCCCGTTCCCGACTACCAGGGTGATCCACCCGGACTGGTCGACCCACCACCAGCCGGTAGCTGAAGGATCAATGACCGCCACATGCCGGGTCGAGACCCCCGGTATCGGGCCGCCCGGATGGGATCCGGTCACCGAGTCCACAATCCCAAACCCGCCCGCCATCGTGATCCCCAGCCCGTGCGTGTGCCGGGTCCAGGCGTTCATGCGCGCCAAGGCCGCACCCCAAGCCGGCCAGACCGTCGCCGAACGCGCCTACCGGGTGTCCCTGCCCGCAGGGTCCCCGCTGGTGGACGTCAACTGCCATGTGGTCATCGAAGCCGCCAAAGACGCCGCCATGGTCGGGACCACGCTCTACATCGAAGACGTCCAGTACGGGTCCGAGGTCTTCCAACGGGACCTCGTGTGCACCGCCAACCTTGGGTGAGAGGGGCACGTCATGGGTGACAGCTTCGAGATGGACATGTCCGAGCTCAACACGTTGGCTGTCGACCTCGGCAAGGTCCCCGGGCGGATGGTTCCCCTGGCCCGCAAGGTCCTGGAGAAGTCCAGCGCTGACATCGAACGCGACGCCAAGATGTTCGCCCCCGTCGACACCGGCAACCTGCGCAACAGCATCAGCCGAGACCTCAAAGGCCTGACCGCCGAGATCGGTCCGACCGCTTCCTACGCGGCATGGGTCGAGCTGGGCACGAGCCGGATAGGACCGCATGCTTTCCTCGGGCCCGCTTTCGATAGGCATGCCGGAGAGTTCGCCGACGCCCTCGGCAAGATCACCGAGGGCCTGCTGTGACCCTGGACGTGTCCGTCTTGCATGACGCTGCCTTGGCGGCGCTGCGGACCTGCACGAACCTTGACGTGATGGACGGGTCGGTCGATGACGCGGGTGAGAACGCGCCGGGTGTGGACCCTGACGGGCGGTCGCACATGTACGCGGTGCTGTACTTCTCGCCCGGGTGGTTGACGTCTGACCGTGCGGTTGGTGTCCCGTCAATATTGGCCGGTTCGTTCCAGGTCACGTGCGCGGGTGGGGACGTGCACCGGGCGTTGACTGCTGCGTCCAAGGTCCGCGCGGCCCTGACCGGGGCCAGGTTGTCCGCCTCGAGCGGGCTGGTGTCCGAGTCAACCGACCCCGGCTCGGTCCGTGAGGACCCGTCCGTGGCCCCGTCGCGGTGGTATGTCCCGATCCTGTTCGACGTCTTCAACGTCTAATCCTGTCCAACTTTGTTGCCCTGAAAGGGGATCCACCATGGCCTTCATCCAGTTCATCCGGGTACGCGACCTGTCCACGGGTCACGAGTACGACGTCCCCGAATCGGCGGTCGACCTTGCCGCGCACGAGGTGTTGACCAAGTACCCGGCAAACCTGACGGGGATCCCGCGCCCGGCCAAGCACCGCACCGACAAGGGTGGCCAGCCCGCCGAGGTCGCACCCAAACCGGCACGCAAGCGTGCCGCCCGCAAGCCCAGCACCACCAAGGCCACCGCCCCGGCGGCCACCGAAAAGGAGAAGTGACATGGTCGCCATCGTTCTGCCCCCATCAGTCCCGGTCGACGGGATGCTCAAGGTCACCATGGTGACCACCCTCGCTGACCCGAACGTCCCCAAGATCACCGAGCTTGCCGCGGTGTCCAGCGTGGACATCACCTGCTACCTGACCCGCGACGGCAGTTTTCAGGACAAGTTCGACCAGGCCACCTTTGTGGACTCCCGCGCGTGCACCCCAGACGACTGGGAGCAACTCGGCGCGATCAAGAGGAGTCTGGACAACCTGGTATACGTGTACACCCCTCAGGCCGCTGCGGCTTCGGCGACGAACGCGGCGTTCGAGAAGTTGGTGCCCGGCAGCAAGGTGTACTTCGTGATCCGGCGCGCGCTGGCCTACCAGACCGCGGACGTTGTCGGGCAGTTCGTGTCCGTGTGGGGCGTGGTCCTGGGTGGGCGTGCGGAGGTTGGGGACGCGACGAACGCGGTGTTCAAGATGTCTCAGAAGATCAGCCCTTACTTCTACGCGGAGAAGGTCGCGCTCGTCGCGTAGGCCTCTTGTTGTGGCGCGGGCGGCTCGGCTGTGTCGCCCGCGTCACCAACAGCCATACAGCCAACAGCCGAGGAGACAGCCACCATGACCAAGATCGACATGCCCACCCCCGACGACAAGACGTTCAGCATCGACGACTGGATCGCCGGCGCCACCCGCCCCGAAACCGTCATCACCCTGTCCTCCAAGGGCGCCGAGTACGGCCGCTTCAAGTCCCTCGAGGTCGAACTGTTGGCCGCGAACAAGGCCGCCGCGGACAACCCCGATGACCGCCTCATCAGTGTGAGTGCTGGTGAACCTCTGCGGATCGCCACACAGATGGACGCCCTGGCCAAGGTCATCGACGCCGGCCGCCACCCGTTCCGCCTCCGCGGGCTGAGTGAGGCCGACCTGAAGTCGGTGCGTATCGCGTCCAAGGATCTGGACGAGGACGCCACCAACGAGCTTCTGCTGTCCATCTGCTGTGTTGACCCGGTGCTGACCCCGGCGAAGTGGGGCGCGCTTCGTCAGGCTGTTGGTGAGGGGCAGTGGATGGGTGCGGTCAACGCCTCCAACCGGATTACGTTCGGTGAGACGGTGGATGTCCCTTTCTCGCTCGCTGCCTCCGTCGCCCTGAAAACGGCGGCGTCTTAGCCGATCTGCAGGCCGCCCGCTCCTGGGGTGTGCCGCTGTCGGTGCTGCGCGGTACCCGCAAGCCCGGTGCCCGGTGGCGGCGCAGCGACACCCTGCTCGCGGGCGCTCTCTTGGACTACGAGGCGAGACTGAACGACCTCGGGATACCACGCGATGAGGCGATGGACCCGCTGCACGACGGCGACAACCCGTACCGCACAGGCGAGTACGTGGTTGATGGCCCGGTCAGGGACCACGCCGTCACGGCACTGAGCAGGGCTCAGGAACAGACAGCAAAGCGCGAACTCAAGCACCCAGACGGGCTGCGGTTCGGCATCACGTTCAAGCCGGTCACTCCCGCCGTGCCATCCCAGCCCCCCACATGATCCCCCCGGCTGCCGCGACCACAAGGCCGACGAGGATCAAACCAGGTGCGTGGTTGGCCAACGCGAATCCGGCGATCAGCAGCCCGAATACGCCGATGCGCCAGCCCCTGGACTCCCGGTCCTTAGCACTCACCCGCGTATCGCTCATACCTGCACGCTAGACCAAGGAGGCGACGATGGCAGATCGTAGCGTCAAGGCGATCCTGAAGGCCGACGTCTCCTCATTCATCGCTTCAATGAAGCAGGCACAGCAGTCCACCAAGGACTTCGCCAAGAACTCGATGGACTCTTCGACCAAGAACAAGGCCTCATGGGACAAGGTCGGCACCGGGATGATGATCACCGGGGGCGTCATGGCTGCCGGGATCGGCCTGGCTGTAAAGACTTTCGCTGACTTCGACGCAGCTATGTCTCAGGCTCAGGCGGGCACGATGGCCACCGGGTCATCCCTCGCCTCGCTTCGTCAGGCTGCGATCGACGCGGGCGCCGCAACACAGTTCAGCGCCACCGAGGCCGCGCAGGCCATTACCGCGATGGGCAAGGCTGGCGTGTCCACCAAGGACATCCTTGGTGGCGGGCTGACCGGTGCCCTTGACCTGGCCGCTGCTGGCCAGCTCGACGTGGCCACCGCTGCTGAGATCGCCGCCACGGCCATGAACCAGTTTGGTTTGGCGGGCAAGGACATCCCCCATGTCGCTGACCTGCTGGCGGCTGGCGCAGGCAAGGCGATGGGCAGCGTTGAGCAGCTGGCCGGGGCGCTCAAGTACGTGGGTCCTGTCGCCAAGGGCCTCGGTGTCTCGATCGAGGAGACCACAGGCACCCTGGCCATGTTCGCCCAGCAAGGGATCATCGGTGAGCAGGCCGGCACGTCGATGCGCGGGATGCTCCTCACCCTGACCTCGCCGTCAGGGATCGTGTCCAAGCGGATGCAAGAGCTTGGCCTGAACATGTACGACGCCAACGGCGAGTTCATTGGGATGCAGGGCGCAGCCGGCGAGCTGCAGAAGAGGCTCGGCCCCCTCGATGATGCGACCCGCAACGCCGCGCTCGGTCAGATCTTCGGCAACGAGCAGGTCACCGCGGCAAGGGTCCTGTACGAAGGCGGGGCACCCGCTGTTGCTGACTGGGCAGCCAAGGTCAACGATGCCGGGTTCGCGTCCCGTCAGGCCGCGATGCTGACAGACAACCTCAAGGGTGACGTCGAGCGCCTCGGCGGGTCGCTGTCGACGGTCCTGATCAACGCCGGTTCTGGTGCGAACGGGATGCTGCGGTCGATGACCCAGAACCTGCAGGGCGCAGTCGACTGGTACGGCAAACTGCCCGTGCCGGTACAAAAGAGCGCGGTCGGTCTGGGTGCTGTCGCTGCGGGCGGGCTTCTTGCCGTTGGCGCGTTCATGACTGTGGTGCCGAAGATCGCGGAGACCAAGGCCGCGATGGAGAAGCTCAACGTGATGTCCGGGCGTTCTGGTGCCGCGCTGCGGGGGCTCGGTAAGGCCGCCGCGATCGGTGGCACCCTGATGGCTGTCGCCGCGGCACTGTCCGCGATCACCAACGCCACCGCGGCCGCTGTTCCTGGTGTCGAGGCGACGACCAAGGCACTTCTCGATGCAGGTAACGCCTCAGGCAGTGCGGCGACCAGCGTTGCCGCCATCGACACACTGTTCAAGGGGCTGGACGACAGCAGCAGCCCGGTCGACGACCTCGCGACGGCGTTCAAGCGGCTCACCGACAAGTCTGCGCTGGACACGTTCAGCGACAGCGTCGACGGCATGTTCGGCGCCATCAACGGTGGCACGCAGTCCGCTGCGGTGTTCACCAACATCGGAACCGCACTGGGCAAGATGGTCACGGACGGCAAACCGGGCCAAGCCTCCGCCCTGTTTGACTCGATGGCCAAGAAACTGGGCCTGACCGGTGCTGAGACCACGAAGCTGATGAAACTGATGCCCGCCTACGGTGAGGCGCTGGCCGGTGCTGCCAATGACGCGAAGGGCGCGGCCGGCGGTGCCGCCACTCTCACCGCCGAGCAGCAGGATCTCGCCACCGCGACGACCGCGACCAAGGACGCCCTCGACAAGGAGATCCAGTCCTTACAGGACGCCGGCCTTGTGGTCCTGTCCACCAGGTCAGCCACCCGTGGCTTCATTCAGGCGCAGGTCGATGCTGAGGCGGCGGTCAAGAAGAACGGCCAGACCCTGGATGTGAACACCCAGAAGGGCCGCGACAACGCTGCATCTCTCGACAATGTGGCAGCCGAGGCGCTGAACCTAGCCAAGAGCGTCTACGCAGAGACCGGCTCTGAGGAGAAGATGCGGGCCTCGCTGATCGCCTCACGGGCGGGACTGGTCGCCACGGGAATCAAGTTCGGGATGACCAAGGCGGCTGCCAATGCCTACGCGGACGGCATCCTGAAGATCCCGGCAGTGAAAAGGACGCAAGTGCAGCTCGACAAGGCTGCCGCTGAGGCGAAGGCTAATGCGTTGCAGGCGCAGATCAACTCGATCCGTCAGGGCAAGGTCCCCGGGATTAACGCCAACACCCAGGCGGGCAGAGACAAGATCGCGGCACTACAACGGCAGATCGACGTGCTGCACGGCAAGTCCGTCACCATCGAGGTCGCCACTTTCAACACGGTCACGAACAGCCTCATCAACCGGCCACCAACATCGGGACCGGTCAAGCCAGGCGGCGCTACCGGTGGGTTCGTTGTTGGTCCTGGCACCGGGACCAGCGACAGCATCGACGCGCGCCTCAGCAAGGGCGAGTACGTGGTCAAAGCTGCTGCGGTGTCCAAGTACGGCGCGGCCACGTTTGACGCGTACAACGCGATGCGGTTCTCCGCCGGCGGGCAGGTCGGGCCTACCTCACAGCCGTCGGCTGGTCCGGTCGTCGACATGGGGGGAGTCCGCGCAGACCTCGCCGAGCAAACCCTGATCCTGCGGACCCTCATCCCCGGATTCGGCACCGCATTGGACCGGCAGGTCCGCACCATCCAGACCATGCAACGGCAGAACTGATGGCGACCATCAACGTCGTATTCGACGGCGCGATCCTGTGCGACGTCACCAACCCAGGGGTGACCGTCCACGCGTCGTACCCGAAGGATGAGAGGAAAGCGCACCTTGACGGCGAGTTCCGCACCTACGCAGCTGGCCGGGTCCGCATCATCACCACGGCAACGGACACCCGGACGCACCCGATCACGTTGCAGTGGTTGACCCCCGCGCAGGTGGCTCTGTTGGACGGGTGGCGCGGCCGGTTACTGCTGCTGCGCACCGACGACGGACGGAGGGTCTTCGGGTCCTTCCTCGATTGTGACCCGGAGTACGTCCTTGCTAATGGCGTGCGGTGCGCGATCCTACCTTTGGTTTTTACCGAGCTCACCTATGACGAGTCGGTCTGATGCAGCCGCTGACCACCGCTCCCCGCACCGGCTACACCGACGCGCAGGTCACGGCGCTGTTGGTGGCCACCGACCTCGAGGTCGACTTCGGTGTGGAGCTCCTGGACCAGGACCTGACGCTGGTCGAAGACATCAGCGCGGACTGCTCCGGCTGGATCGTGAAGCGTGACAATCTCGCCAACGTCCACGGCACCCTCGAGAACCTGACGATCTCCCGGGCGCTCGCATGGGGTTATGACCGGGTCCGCCCGTTCCAGCTGCTGTCGAGCCCGTCCGCGGGTCTGGACGGCGTCCGCTGGAACGAGGGTGTCTATCTGATGACCACGCCGGACACTGCACTCGGTGAGACCCCGCAGTCATGGGTGGTTAGCGGGTTCGACCAGTTGTACCTGCTGCAGGACTGCATCGGGGACAGTTACTCGGTGGCCGCGGGCGCGAACGTACTGGCCGCTGTCCGGGCGGTGTTCGTGGCGGCCGGGATCGTCTCGCCTGTGCTGCTCGACTCGTCGGGTTCGGCCAAGACGCTGGCGACGGCGATGGTATGGGTGCAGGACTCATCGAACGCACCGACGTGGATCAAGGTCGCCAACGAACTCCTGGCTGCGATCGGTTACCGGGGGTTGTGGTGCGACCAAGACGGTGCGTTCCGCAGTGGCCCATACGTGCAGCCGGAGAACCGACCCAGCGAGTGGACGTTCGCCGTGGGTGACCTCAAGGTGGGCATGGTCGCCGAGGATCGGAAGGTCACCAACGACGTGTGGGGTGTGCCGAACTGGATGCGGTTCGTCCGCAACCAGGACACCCCGCCGACCGAGGGCGCGGGCAGGTACACAAAGACCAACCCGTCCACCGGGCCGGCATCCATCGCCTCGGTGGGAATCAGACGCGCGCCACCGGTCTATCTTGACGCGGTGTCGCAGGCTGACCTGATTGTGCAGGGTGACCGGTTGTTCGCCGCAGCCACCCGGGTAACAGAGGTCATCACGACCAAAGTGTCGCCATTTCCTGCCGCTTGGCACTCCGACCGGGTGACCTATACCGACGACGCGCTGGGTCTGCCTCGTCAGGCGCAGTGTCGGTCCTGGTCGCTGCCCTCGG